AGTTATATTCAACGGCTATAGCCATATTCTTATTAAAATCTTTCCACGGTAATACTTCATTTCCTTTTTTAATAAAGATAGAAAACTTATCGTCATTTTCTACGATGTCACATATAATGTGCCCACCATATACTTCTTGACCTACAGAATAATGCATAGCGTCATTCTTATAGTCTCTACCTATACTAATTTTTCTTACCAGTGACATGACTTATTTTTCTTCTGCTACAACTTCAGCTTCTTCTTCAATTGGCTTATATGTTCCATCTTGAATATTGATTTGTACTTTACCGTACTTTTCTTCAAGTTTAGCTTGGAATTTGTTTAAGTCGCTTTGTACTTCACCTGCTGCATGTTGTAGTTGGTGTTTTTGGAGTTCTAGGTTTCCAATTTGCGTTGCCGCGTTGTTTAGTTTTCCTACGTATCCTTGTAGTTCTTCTAATTGTTCCGGTGTAATTTTGTTTTCACTCATGGTTTTAAAATTAAATTATTAAATTATATTGTTATACTTATTTATTATTATTACTTATTTTACTGATTTTCTAAAGTTTGTATTCTTTCTCTTAAATTATCGTTATCTGCATTAATTATTTATAAGTTTATAATGCAGCAATAACAAAAGCTAATAGTTCTGTATATCGCACTCCTAATCTTGTTTTTTCAATAGTACCCTCTTTATATTCTTCATAGGTTTTAATTTTTGTTTTTTCATTGCCTTCTTCGTCAGTTTCAGTAACTTCTTCTTCCCACCAAGTATCCGAACAGAATAAACCATATTTTTCAGCATTTAATCCCTCTGCTTCAAAAGCTCTTTGTAAATCTTGAGCTATAACTCCAAAATGTATTCTTGCATTGTCGCCTTTATTTTCAACAGCACTATTCCATTTAAATTTTCTTATTAAACCCTTAATTCTTTGTGCAACTCTTAATTCAACTTCATCTAAACTTTCTATTTGTTGTTTTTCGTTTTCATCAGAAGTATTTATAGATGATTGTACTGAAAAAACTTCTTCCCATCTTCTACTACTAGAACCTAAATCAACAGTTGTGTCAGCAGCAGGAATAAACCTAATAATTGACGTAGCAGCACTTGGAACAGCTTCTGCAACATCTCCAAAAAATATAATGCCAATAGAATCTATACGCATTCTTTCTGAACCATTTGTTACTACTCTATAATTATGATTAGATAAACTACCAATACTGATTCCATTAACCGAATCAGGATAAATATAACACAGAACTGAAGCATCTGAAGAATCTAATCTAATACCCCCTGCTTTTGAAGTAACTGTACCTGTTATGTGTAACGTAGTCGCACCATTAGAAAGGTCATTAGGATTTGTTTGATTAATTCCCACATTTCCAGAACTGTCAATTCGCATTTTTTCTGAAATCGTTCCTGAATTTGTAGTTGAAAAAGTTAATGCTCCATAATTACTTCCACCTGCTTGTCTTATTCCTGTTATTCTTGCAAGATTTATACTTGAAGTTGTATTATAAAAATTTAATTGTGTTATTTCATCGCCACTATTAGGTGCAGTACCAGTAAATCTTATATTTCCTGAACTGTCTATACGCATTCTTTCTGTGTTTCCTCCAGTTGCAAATAACATATTTTCTTGTGCTCTAATAGCAAAATCATTTACAGCACTTCCTGCTATCATATCTCCTGCGGTAGTTACTACTTGTAAACCTGCTTTAAAAACACTTGCATTATCAAATCTTAATCTTACATCATCATTATTGTCTATATCAATACCCCCGCCATTTACAGTTATTATACCTGCAAAAGCTGCATCGCCTGCTGTTGTAATCCTTAATAATTCAGTTCCAGTTGAACCTGTAGAAATTGTAAAATTACCACCGCCTCCATCATTTAAGTTTGTTGCTAACGCAATACCGGAAACAGAAGCTAAAGTTGTAACATTACCATCTGGGTTATGTGTTGTGGAGTCATCGTCAAAATCTAAAAAGTTAGATGCAGGGTTATTAGATGATTTTAATAATTTAGCTACATTTAAAGTTATATCATCATTAAATGTTGTTGTGCTTGAAAATGTTACATTACCTGTAAAAGTACCACCAGCTAATGGCATTTTAGTTCCAATACTTGTGGCTGTTGTAGTTGCAAAGTTTGGATCATCACCTAATGCCGCAGCTAATTCATTCAGCGTATCTAATGTAACCGGTGCTGAATCTGTTATTGCTGCAACTATATCTGTTTGTGTGGCAAAACCATTTGTTGAAAGGTAAGAACTTACTCTTGCATCTGTATAATACAAATTGCTACCCTCACCTATATTAGAAGTGGTTATACCATGAGATGCGTCAAGATTAGCAGATGTGATTACACCATCCGCTATAAGTTTTACCTTAGTTAATGCCATAATTTATTTTTTTTATTCCGCTCCTGGAGCAAAAGGGTCTGTATAAGTTATTTCTTCTGGTGTAATTAATTTTTCAATTTGACTATCCAGCCCTGCTTTCAATACCTCTACATCTAATCCATCCTCTAACCATCCGATTACTTGCTCTTCAGTTAGATCTGCATAAGGTGTAAAATTATCTGCATCGTATTCTACTCCGTGAGTTCCAATAGAACTTACAACGTGATCACCAGATTCATCAGTAGCTGAATAACCCCAATGTACTGTGTAGACAACGTTTTCGTTGCCATCTTCGTTTAAAATTTTCGCGTCTAACGCATTAATTTTCCAATTATAAGTATTTGCCATTTTGTTTATTTTGTTTATTTATTTTAACTTGTTGCTGTTAATCTTGCTTCAAATCCGTGATCGTTACTATGCCAACCACTGAATGATATTCTTATCACGTTTGTTGAACTTGATACTAATGATACCGAAATAATTGCTACAGTTGAAGAAGAGCTCGATTCTGACCATGCATATCTGTAATATATTACATCCCCTGTGCCTATTTTACCACTACCCGTTCCATCGTTTCTATATACAATATACCCTGCACTTAATCTTTGTCCCCAACCACTAACTTCTAATTTCATTCTTCCACCGCTGACTCTTGTTCCAAATTCCGCAACAGGATCAATATCAAAAGTAAAAGAACCTGTGCTGCCGCTATATGGTATTGAGATTGTTCTTAAATAATTAACATTATTATTTGCATTATCTGTATCACCTGTTATTCTTCCTTTTACAAATAGTCCACCTTCAGGTACCACCATATCACCTGTGTTTTTCCAATATGCAGCAACTCTTGTATTCACACCATCACCAGTTCCAGTACCAACACCCCCATTTGTTCCTAATTGTGGCTCTACATTTTGTGTGTTACCCATTAATATAGCGAACTTAGGTCCATTAGTACCACCCATATCATAACCACTGGTTAATGCCCAATTTCTTTGATTACCTGTCCAACCAGGTGTACTATCAAACTCTAAAAATCCAACTGATGTTAATCTCGCATTTGTTTGACCATTATACGGAATACTATATCCAGTTAATAATGTTTTATGCACTGGTGTAGTGTTTGCGCTGTTTGCAGCACCATTTGCACCGCCATCTTCTCCAAGTACGGCTACATATTCTGAATTACCATCTCTATCACCACTAACTTGTAATTTAGCAGCAGGTGCAGTTTCTGCAATTCCTACGTTACCACCTGTTAACAGGGTTATATGAGTAGCCCCGCCTTGATTACCACTAAAGCCAATTCCGTCATAACCTCTTAAATAAAGTTGACCGGCTGTTGAACCATTTGCATAAGCATTTGCGGTTGCAATAGACGCAACATACTGTGTATGTGTTCCGTCAGTTATTGACATTCCTACATTTCCAGTATCACCTATAGTTAGTTTTTCACCGGGCGATGTTGCCCCAATTCCAAAATTACTATTATAAAATGTTCCTAAAAAACCGCCTGTATCATAAAAACTAATTGCATTTGCTCCTCCACTAGTTCCGCCTTTTATTTGCAAAGTATCAGTGCCAGCTCCAAAACCTATCATATCAATAATAGCGCTACCCGAATTTCTTTTACCTTGTAAAAATTTACCATTAGTTGATATTAAAACATCCCCAGAACTGCTTATACTCATTCTTTGTGTTGGGTTAATATTGTTTGCGTTAGCAGTATGAAAAGTAATCGAAGAACCTCCGTTAGAAGCATACAGATTTATATAAGCAGCTGAACGAGAAGTATCTATTATAATACCATTAGAAGAAACTCTATTAACCGCTACTTGAGCAACATCTTGTTCAGAATACACATATAATGGAGTGTCGGTACCTATTGAAACATTTCCAGAACTGTCTATTCGCATTTTTTCTGTAACTCCACTTGCTCCTGTTCTTGTACCAAAGCTCATATAAGAATTTCTGGCTCCTGCAGTATCCCACGCTTCTTCTTTTCCAATTGTTATTTCTCCTGCATCGTTTAACCCTGCTACATAACTTCTGTAATGTCTAAATCTTATTGTAGAGGTTTCTGTTCCTGCATCACTTGTATTAAAATTGTCAATAACAAGTTGTACACTGTTTGTATCAGTTTTTTCTAAAGTTAAAAGATGAGAGGGTGTATCAGTCCCAATTCCTACGTTTCCGTTGTATAGGGCAGTTAAAGCTGTTGTTCCTCTAACTGATAATTGGAATGATTCAGTTGAAGCTGAAGCACCTCTATAATATTTTAATTGTGCTTGATTTGTACCTTCAACATCAGTTCCTAAAGTAATTACAGAATAAGCACCCCAATTAGTATCAGGATTATAGATATGTAGTAGAGTATCAGGCGAAGAAGTTCCAATTCCTACGTTTCCAGAACTGTCTAAAACAATTCTATTAGAACTAGCTGTTACATCTCTTATATAAAACTTTGTGTCAGAAACAAATTGTTGATATGTTCTAGAGCCACCTTCTAATCTAAATACAGGTACGCCATCAGATGCGTCGGCTATATGTAAGTTTTCTTGAGGATTAATAGTTCCGATTCCTACGTTTCCCCCATTAGCAATAAACATTCTACCATCTGCCGCTCCTAGTTCACCTAAATTTAATCCTGTTGTTCTTGCTGCCCAATACCAATTACTTCCACCACCACTATTTGCTAATCTAATTTGTCCACCATCAGTACCACTACTTACAGAATATATATTGCCTACTACGTGAAGTGCTTGTGTAGGTAATGTTGTCCCAATTCCAACTCTATTATTTGTGGCATCTACATACAATGTATTCGTATCTACAGTAAGATCAGCAAATGTAATACCTGTAGCCGTGCTATCTAGCTTAGCAGCTGTAATTGCATCGTCTGCTAAATGAACTGTTGAAATTGTTCCATTTGCGATAACATCACCGGTTACTTTTGTATTAGCCATTTATTTGTAATTTTAATGTTTCTATTTCTGCTTTTAGTTCTTTCATAGCACCAACTAGTAATGGTACTAATTTTGCTGGATCTAATTGCTGATATTTTGGTTGTATAGATATAGCCTCAAATGAAGTCCCTTTTTCTAATGTTTCAGGTTTAATAACATTTTTTTCTAAAATAGTGCCATTATTATTAATTATATTTCCTGTTGTAATAGTTCCATCTTGTTCTCCAGTAACTGCTTCTGGTACTATATCTTGTACTTCATGTGCTAAAAATCCATCTACTGTTTTATCTGCATCTATTATAAAATTAAATCGAATTGGTTTTAATTGAGTTAATCTATCTAAAGCTCCAGTCATTTCTACTACATTTTCTTTTAACCTGTAATCAGAATTTGAACCATAACTTACACCTGAACCCGATACTGCTATTGTGCCAAAATGAACTCCGTTACCATTAACAAAGGAAATCCAATTACCTGTTCTTTCTTGCATTACTAAACGAGCCCAGTAGCTAGAATTTAAGGTCTGTCTTGTTACTTGCCCTATACTATGAACAAGATCAGTGCTTATAACAGCTGTTTCAGTAGTACCAATACAAAATTCTCCTGAATTTAAAATAGACATTCTTACAGAATTATTTGTAGCAAGTTGTATTGGATCAGAAGTTGTTCCAATACCTAAAACGCCAGCATTAAAAGCATTATAACTAGCGCCGTTAGAATAATAATATTTTTCTGTACTTCCTTGTTTTATTTCGTAAGCATAACTATATTCTTGAGTAATTATGCCATATACATCTAATTTATTTCTAGGTGAATTAGTGTTAATGCCAATTTTACCATCTAAACCATATGATATAATATGGTTTGAACCATAATACATATCTAAAAAGTCTGATGAACCACTAACTGTTCTTCCTATAAATTTATACGGTCCACCCGTATTACTATAAGGGGCTATAAATAATCTATTTACAGATCCTGGGCTTCCTGGAAAAGCGCCACCTGGTGTGCCAATTTCTAAAGTGGCGTTGGGGGAGGTGTTTTGAATTCCTACGTTTCCTGAACTATTAATTACCATATTGTAATCAGCTCTATTTTTATCATAAAAACTTAATGCACCACCTGTACCTGAAAACAAAATATGATTATGCCCACCTGCTGCTGTATTATTTAAATATAAACAAGCAACATTAGAATTTGATATAGCTAAAGTTGTTTCTGTTCCAGATACTTGATTAAATGGTCCTGTATAATTTATTCCTACATTTCCATCCTCTTGAATTTTAAACAAAGTATTTGTACCACCGTTATTTCTTACAAGAAAAGCTCTTCCTGTAGAATTATTATCTTCATCAATATCAATTCTAATACTGCCAATACTTTTTATACTAGCATTATTACCTATTGTAACATCACCTGAAAAAGTTGTGTTTCCTGAACTATTTATTATTAAAGAATTATCAGGTGCATTTCTATTTACTAATAATTTTTTACCTGTACTACCTTGGTCAGATGCTAAAGATATATTTGTTCCATCATTAATTACATAACCATTAGCTGTGCCTTTTTGTAGTGCTATATATATATCGCTTGTATCGTATATATGTAATTGAGCAAAAGAATAAGGAGAAACACCAATTCCTACGTTTCCTGAACTGTCCATAACAAAATTATCAGAATAAGAACCATTAGTAAATCTTGTTATAACAAATTTATTATCAGTGGTAGCATATAATCCGTGACCATCGTTAGTGGTATCTCCTTCAATAAGTATTAAACCAGTATTACCACCTGCCATACTTTTAACAGTTAAAGCAGCATTTCCTGACTGACTATTTTTACCCATCATTACATTTCCAGAACTGTCTATACGCATCCTTTCCGTTAGCGTTGCGTTAGAACCCGCCGTACCTGAAGGTGCATTTGAAAAAACAATTCCATTGCTATTTAATGCAATAAAATTAGCTATCCCGGACGCTTTATATTTAAAAACGTCAGCAGTGTCATAATAAAGATTATTTGCTAATTCAAGAGTAGAATTTGTACCCCATATAGCACCACCTGTGCTTAAATCAAGTGCTTTTATACCATAAAGATTTGCCCAATTTGAAGGTGTAACTCCAATTCCTACGCTTCCTGAACTATCAATACGCATTCTTTCATTCCAAGTAATACTTCCATCTGCTGTTCCTGATGAAGCGTTTCTAAATCTAAATTCTCCATCTATTTGCAATAAACTACTTGCAAAATCACTTTGTATATATTTATCGCCACTTCCGTCGTAATAAAAATTACTTGCTAATTGTGTTCCGTCAAATGCTTCAGATATAGAACTCATTGTTGAAATTCTAATAACCTGTGTATCTCCTGCTGTACCCCAACTTTCAGGAGTTACTCCTACGCCAATATTTCCTAAACTGTTTATAGTTAGTTTAGGGGTTGTGTTTGAATTATGATAAAAATTTAATAATGTACTTGCGCCACCTGTTGCGCCTATATCCCAATAACTTGATGCAGTGCTATTTTCTATTACTCTTAAAGCTGAATATAAATTAGTACTAACTGTTTGTGTATATGCGTTTAAAGATGCTGCTGCTGTTGCACCAGTACCTACTAATATTTTACCTGCGACAGCTAAATTATTTGTTAAATCCCATGTATCATCACCATCGTCAAATATAAAACTTGCTTGTGTAACTCCATCACCTCTATATACAGATATACCAGATGTAGTTGCTGTTGCTGTATCTGGTGAGCCTTGAGTAGTGTTTAATTGTAAAATATTGTCCTCGACCTCTACTGTTTGCGTATTTAATATAGTTTGAGTACCATCAACAGTTAAATTTCCACTTATAGTTACATTACCTGTAAATGTTGGTGATTCTTCATAATTGGACGTTATAACACCAGTTGATGAATTATAACTTATAGCATTACCTGAAGTTGATATTAATCCTCTAACTGAACTTGTAAATTCTGTAGGGGTTGCAACTCCAGACGAATTACCTAACCAAAAATAATCATTAGTAATATTAGGTACGTCATTTGTTCTAAGTATTGATGATACCAATAATGATCCTGCATTTGCACTTGCAGATCTTGCGACTTTAGCAATGTTTTGAATTAAATTACTACCCGTTGGTTTTGTCATTGTAAGACCACCACCTGCTTTTACATATACTGTATCATTTGATGATGTGCTTGTACCATCAATTGTATCTGTTGTAAGATTTCTTAAATAACCACCAGTAATTACATAACCTTCTGCATTTACAGCAAGTGTAGTTAACAATAATCCCGCTGCTGGCATTTTAGCACTATTACTTGCATCTGCTGGTGCAATTTGCAATCTTTCTGAACTACCAACGTTACCTGTTATATATACTGGAGTTCCTTTTGCAATACTCGCAGTATGCGTATTTTTTACAGGTATAATTACTGCACCTGCTTCTAAGCTATCTGTTTGTACTGCGGAAGCAATACTAATCACTTCTATATCCACACCATTTGATGGTGCTGTATCAAAACTAAGTGTAGTAGAATCTACTGTATAAGTTCCTTTAAATTGATAAACACCATTTAAAAACACAAAAGTTTTAACTTCATTGTCTATAACTTGCGCTAATGTAAAATCTGTTGATGAGCCGTTACCTGTAAAATTATCTTGGTATATAACTGTAGGACCAGTATTTATTCCGGCTATGGATATAACTTCTATGCTGTGACCGCTTATTGGTGCTGTTGTAAAAGTTATTTGTGTGCTGCTTAAAGAATATGTATCTTTTTCTTGATAAACACCATCTATATATATGAAAGATTGATCTTCTGTAGTTAATGAATTTTGTAAATCAAATACAACAGTGCTTCCGTCTCCAGTAAAATTATCTCTATAAATTACAGACGCAGAACTACTGGCAGATGGATCAGCGAATGATAAATTACCAGAACCATCTGTTTTGATAAATTGACCATTGCTTCCGTCTGACGCAGGAAATGTATATGCGTCGTTAATTCTTATATTACTAAGAAAACGATTTGCCATATTAAATTTATAAAATTATATTAACCTATTTTTGTAATAAGTACTCTAATGTCATTTGTAGTAGGTGCAGATGCAAAATCAATTGTTACAACTGATGTAGATGTTCTTACCACGTCTGCATAAACTGTATCTAATGAACTATTATCATAAAGCTGTACAATTACATCTTGAGAACCTAAATTGTGTGTTACAGTATAAGATGTGTTTGAACCATCACCAATTGATGTAGCATATGTACTTTCGCCAACTGTTTGTATTTCGTAATAATCAGTTCCATTTTTAGTAAGCTCCCAAGTATCACCTGTTTCATTCCATCTTAATGCTACATTGTCATCAGCAGTCCCTCTTTCAATTTCAATACCACCATTTTCAGTTGGAGAAGATCCAGCATAATTACTATTTAAAGTAATAATATTATCAGCAAGATTTATTGTTTCCGTATTAACTGTTGTGGTTGTACCTGATACCGTTAAATTTCCGCTTACAACTAAATCGTTTCCGATAGTTACGTCGTTTGGTAAACCAATTTGTATTTGATTATTACTTACTGTAGTTTCAATTTCATTTGCAGTACCAGCAAAAGTTAATGTGTCTGTTCCAATTGATACAATATCATTAGATCCTGAATCTGCCGCTATTGTTAAATCTGTACTAATTGCTGCAGTACTTGCTGCTGTAATTTGCCCTTGTGCGTTTACAGTTATAACTGGGATTGCAGTTGATGATCCATATGATGCTGCAGTTACACCTGTATTTGCAATATCTATTGTTTGAATATGCTGACCTGATGTAGTGTCAACTGAACCTGATAATCCAGTACCTGCTGTAATATTTACTCTTGTAATATCACCACCTACGTTTGTCCAATCAGTCCCATCGTAAACCTTAAGTTGATTATCAGTTGTATTATATATAATCCACCCTGCGGTTTGACCAGAAGTTGGGTCGGTAGATAATTTCTGAATTACTGCATTTTGTAATTCGTTTTTATTTAAATTAATATCTGTTAAATATGAAAGTGCCATAGTTTTTTAGTTTGCGTATATTTTTCCTTGAAAAGAAGCTTTAAATGTTATTATAAATGAGCTATTATCTATATGTTGAACATCGCCTATTATATGTGACCCTGCTGAATCTACTGTAGTAACTGCTGGAAATTTAGCTAAATTATGATTTATAGTTACTGGCGTATTTGCAACAAAGTTTATATTATTTGATGTGAAATTTTTATCCGTTTGTCCTTTTGGCGAAAAAGACATTGCGTAATATTTATCTTGTATTAATGAACCGTTTCCTTCTCTAAAACCTACTGCAATTGTTGAATAATTATTTCCTGAATTTGTAATAGATAAAACTGCATATTGTGCAAAATTATTTTGATTATCTGTTTGCGTAAGCATTATAAACAAACCTTCAAAATATTCTAAATACTGTTGAATGTTTTGATCATTCGTATTTAAATTAGAAAATTCAAATGATGTTTGACTTGCAAACGTACCAACACCACCGCCTGTTTTTGTAAATTGTCCATTTCCAGGTGTACTTAAATTTTTAAATTGATAAATTAATTGGCCATTTACATTAATTAAACTAGATGTGTTTAGAAAATTAGCAAGGTCCTCTAATTTAAAATTTTTAGTAATATTACCACCTGAATCTGTACCTATAACTTTATCATTCTTTGAAACTGTTGTATCAAGATTATAAGTACTAATCTTTGCCATTTAATTTATTTTTTTACTATAGTTGAAATTTTTTCTAATCCTCTAGATGTAAAATAAAAACCTAAAGCATAAGATAAAATTTGCCC